CTTCGCGGCTTAAGTCCATTTAATCCGAAACGGATCCACCTAGAAAAAAACTAGGAAACGAGTGCAAGGTATTTATTATTCTTGCCAAGCTCCGAGATCATACCATTCTAAGGTATAAGCCCGCGCAATATGCAATGATGTTTCTTTCCTACGGGTCACAAATCCGTAAGAAGGTTCTTCCGAACCCGCGACTAACAGTTGCGAGGCATAAAGCCCGTGTCTGTCAACTGCATTCCTTTTTACAGGTCTGCGCTGTAACACTTTATAATAATAACCACCCCATCCAAGCTTCTTGGGTGGGATGGTAGGCTGAGCTTCATCGAAGTTTGAAACGAGACCTCCATCACCGTAACCTTCAGGAATTTTTAGGTCCGAAAGGTGGTGAGGAAGCCTGCGAACAAGACTTCGATAAGCAGGTAAAAAGCGCTCATCACAACCGAAATAAAAATTACGGCTGTGAGAATAACGCCTGATACCATTAGCCAATTTGAAAAGTGTTTCAGCATTGTCTATCTTCTCTTTCAAGAAAATTGGTCGAACATCAGTACCATCGAAGTAGTCCTTCCCGCAGGATTCTCTAAAGCGACCGGAAGAGAAACTCTTCTTTTCGTTCACAAGGAATCCGGCAAAAGTAAGGACTTCTCGTAACAGCTCGACACACTCAACGCCCACGACGATATCATCGCCGTAAACGTTGTAAGGAGCTTGGGAACCCAGGTATTCTGCAACTGACTTAGTCAGAGAGTAGAATAACAGGGACTCAAGTTCGAATGTGAAAGCGTTGCCCATTGATGAAAATTTATTGTAATAGATCCAGTGGCCGTTAAACAGCCCCTGTTTACTACGTAAACTATCACACAATGCAAACCATCGACTCGGCAGGGACCATCGTACGTAGCTTGTCGCTACGCAATCGGAGGCCCCTGACATGTCAAGGGTGGCAACAGTGTTCTGTGAAGAACCAAGCTGAGCGAGACGTTGGTTGAAGGTCTGATCACTCAGATCTAAGCCAACACGCTTTAAGAGATCGCGCATAAGACCGCCAACACCCTTCTGTCCGAAGGAGTTGACATGCGGTTCTTTTGCAATAATGCGATCAATTTTGGCGTTCTTTGGTACATACACAATCTCATTGCCGCGTATAATCTCAAAGCACTCCCTCGTAAGAGAGATTGCAAGAGACGGGAATTCATCAGTTTGCAACTGACAATTAACCCACGCGGGGATACTGTTTACACAGCAGTGCCCAAAAATGAGTGCATTAGACGTAACTTCCAGCTTGCGCTGGAATTTGTCGTAGGGCGAGGTCTTAGACCCAGATGCAGCAGAAGTTGCACCTGGACCCCAGCCGAAACGTTCTGAGATGGCCTCCAAGTTAGGTGATCTGCCCAAAACGCGCAGTATAAAGGCTCTTGCATTGTAAAACACAGTGCCGAGAGCTTCGTCCGGAAAGGACGAACTGCGATCGAGTAGGTCGTTCCACCGCTTATTGGTCAAACCACATAGCGTTTCGTACTCCACGAATTTCTGCTTCGCTTTCTCCTTCCGGTCTACGTCTACGTTTAAGTAGGGGTATTTGGAAAGGAAGCTTGTGACGAGATAATCATCCGCGAAAGCGGCTGACTCGTCATAAAGGTTAGGATCAACCTCTAGGTCTAGCAGCTGCTGATGTTCATCTGAAACGAACAAAAGGTAAGCTGCGAGACTTCGAGGCGAATCTATGGCCATGCATAATTCAGTGAAAACAGACGTCAGAGGGTCGTCAGACCCAATGAGCCCCGTGTCAGGATTCTTCTTGACACCCTTGATTGGTTTTCGCAATTCAATTCTCCTAAGTTATCTGAGGGGAAACGACAACATGATTAGTAAATCATGTCGTACGTGTGGACCAAGTTGGTGACAATGGTCTCGTTCAAGAGATCACGAATCATCGACAGAAGGTCCTTGCGTTCTTGTTCAGCGGAGCGTTCGTGCAACACGAACTCAACGGTGGCCAAGTTGCGATAGCCCACCACGGGTACAGGTTGAATACCTGTTGCGGTGCTCGGTGACGTTTGCTCGAGGATGGGTTGATCGAGCTTCAAGACGAATTTCGTCGTCTTTGCGTCTTTCTCTGCAGGCCGTTGGGACAACGTCAGACGGTTTTGGCCGATCATAATCGCGGTTGCGGTTCGATCTTGCCATACCAAGACGTTGCCGACTTTGGCAACAGGAGAAAAGACGTGGTTGACCGGCGTTGTCGCCGCGTCAGTCAAGGTTACGCTTGCGCGTGCAGCCATGATGTATACTCACTAGTTATCTTCCTTTAAGGAAGAGGGATTGGAGAAGAGCAATACCGCTCAACGCCTGCCCAGCTGTGCTGGGCAAACGGAAAGCGGGCAGGTCGACAGAAGGAAACGAAGGTAGCGAATTGCGTACTATATACACGTATTTGCGCTCACGGTAACCGGAGCCATGTGCGGTGTATAGAACGCCGTTCGACAAGAACGGATTTCCTGGCGTCCAATATTGCTTAATTCCGATAACGTCGCGCGACGACCTGTACCCACGATGATAAGTGAGTCCAGTAGTCGAGGTAATGTTACGAATTCCTTGGCCAATTGGCAAGAACCAATCAGCAACAAAACTGAACGGTACCAGCTCCCAAGCAACTTCGAGCGGATTTAAAAGTCCGAACGTATTTGCCACAGTAGCTGGCCCATCAGGTAAGGAATAGTACACACCCATCTTGATCTTTCTAGTTTCAAGAATCGTAGACGTGAACCGGAATTGTGCGGAGGGGGTAGAGGCACTCTTTTCAAGTGTGGAGGTATGCTTTGCAACCTCAACACGTGTCACGAATGCTCTCTCGGTAAGCGCTGTTGCCAGTGCTTCCGCAGAAGAATGGATATCGCTGAGAAGCGGTCTCCATCCGTAGGTATACTCTAACCAAGTCTGAGACGCGAAGTCTTCGATTTGACCTAGGGAAGGCCGAACGAATTTCTTCTTAAAACCCCCAAGGCGCCGGCTGAACCGACGTTCTTGTTTATAAGAGGCTTTAATGCCCAGTGGCGCGAGCATACCAGGTAGATCAAAGCGCCGCGCAGCGCGAATGGCGTTAGCCAGTCGTGTGGCGGTACTGAAAATCATCTCGGATGTCTTGTTAAACTCAGCAATTGTCACAAGAAGACTCGTCTTCTGTGTGGACAAACGTGAGAGCAGCTTAGCTGCACAAGCATTCGCAGGATCTTCGGCACGCAAAGTATCTACACTCGTACCCGGATTGATCAGAGACGTTATCCCACCTTCATACCAATTATCCGAAGATGTGGCAGGATTTCCCGTGTTTGCACGCTGATACAGCGTACAATCAGGGATTGTTTCCTTAAACCACGATTTCGTATATGGGTTGATGATGCGAGCACGTTCTCTAGAAGTCTTAAACTTCCATCCGGGTGTTGCAACTGAGGTGAACACTCCAGTTTCACGCATATTCTGCACCCTACCTATTATAACAGGACCCTGTGACGACGTTGCCGTTTTCGAACGGTATACGACGTTTACAAAGGTTTCTTTTACATAGTTAGGTTGCGGCATAGCGTTACTCCGGTGGTTAAAACACAGTTGCGCTGACTAAATGTCAGCAAGAGACGGACCTCAAATACAAGTAAGGCCCCCTTTAAGAATGCGTGGAGTCGCGTGGAATTACATTCCACAAAGAATCAACAGGCGAGATTTTTAGTTTCGCCTGCACGCACCGCGCTGGAGTAGTCAAATACGATAACACGTTGGAATTTCTCCCAACCTGTCCATTCGTATCTGGCTTCAAGAAAGACACAGCTTCTACTCTCAGAGTAGAGGGCTATGTCGTTTGCGCGAAGAAGATCATGGATAACCACCTGTTCCGGTCCCTCTTTGAGGGTTCGCCAGTCAGACAGTCCCATGGATTTTGCAACGATGGCGAGAACTCTCTCGAGTCCTCGCGCCGAGCGAACTACGTGAATACGGTTGACTTGTTGGTGAACGAAATATGGTGAGCCCATGATTTAACTTCCTTAAAAGGAGTCCCAAAGTATTTG